CACGATGCCAACGGGAACTTTTGGTCTAACGATGAGATTACGGATTACGTTAATGATGGGCGTGAAAGGGTAGTACGGGACACTGGTTGCCTGCGTACTCTGCAAATCTCTGCAACACCCCTTGCTCCAGACGGTACACCGGCAATTATTTGGTCTGCTGGCCTTGCAGTCAACGCTGGTCAGTACATATTTTCTAATGTTTTCATTTATCAGATCACGGTAGGTGGGAATCTGGGAAATGTAGCACCTCCGTATCCCGCATCTGGATATAACTTCCCCCCGTCAACCGCTTTTACCAACGGCACAGCCAGTCTGTTGTACGTTCAGAATGCAGAAATCATCCCGTTTTCGTCGCTACCTAATGGTTCGCAGACTCTGGATGTTCTTAACCTGACCATCTATTGGGGTAATTCTAGGATTCCCCTGCGTTACCTGCCCTGGACGAATTTCAACGCCCAGCTCCGCTACTGGCAAAATTACGTTGGACGGCCTGTGTGCTTTTCAACGTATGGTCAATCTCAAATTTATATCTCACCCGTGCCTGACCAGTCCTACAGCATGGAAGTAGACACGGTTATTCTGCCCTCTCCGCTCGTGTTGACCAATCCTACGTTGGTTGATGCCATCAACGACCCGTACACCGTTCCTGTGGCGTTCTACGCGGCCTACAAGGCAAAGTACAAAGAGCAGAGCTACGGAGAATCTGAAATTTTCCTACAGCAGTACAACCGTCAGGTGCAGGGCGTGTTGAATTCAGTCTTCACGCGCAGGATTCCGGACCCGTATAGCAGCCCCTACTAACATGGCATCTCAGGAACAGCAAAAAAGATACACTGTCCTGAAGACGTTTGGTGGCATAAACACAAAAGCCAACCGAACGGCCATTAGGGACGATGAATTCTCGTGGTTGGAAAACGCCATGCCGATTGGCGACTCCAACATCAAGATTGTTCCTGCTCAGAGTGCGGTTAGGGATAGCACAGGCAATGTTGTTGTCTTTGGAAACACGGTTACTTTTCTTACGTCCACAAACATCAATGTTTCCGACTACATTGTTGGGTTCAAGTCAGACGGAACAGCACAGGCATTCAACCTAAACGCAAATGTCACAAGCAATGTGGCAGTTATTGCCGGTACGTTCAGCAACGCAAACGTCAGTGCTGCCCAGTGGAAGAACGAAAGACTGATCATTGCCGATCCAGATAACGGATTGTCTAGCTGGAACGGTGCTAACTTAGTTTCTATCGGGTCTGTTGGTTTGATAGCGGTATCAAATCCTGGCTCTGGCTACACATCTGCGCCAAACGTGGTGATCAGCGCACCCAACGATGCTAACGGGGTGCAAGCAGTAGCCACGGCGACGATCGTCACCGGATCTGGCGGCATCAGGTCAGTTTTTGTGACTTCTGGTGGCACTGGATACACGGCTGTACCTGATGTGACCATCGGCGCACCCAACATCACGGGTGGAACCCAGGCTACAGCAGTCGCAAGCATCAGCGCAGGAGCTGTTGTTTCTATCGGAGTTGTAGAAGCAGGGTCTGGATACACATCTGTCCCTGCTGTGACTTTCTCCAGCGGATCTGCTACTGCCAATGCAGTCATTTCGACTGGCGGCGTAAGCAGTGTCAGCCTAGTAAACGCAGGTAGCGGTTATACGTCATCCCCCACCATAACTTTTTCGGGTGGTGGAGGGTCTGGCGCCAATGCCATAGCCCAGATCGTCACGTTCAAGACAGGCACAGTCAGCATCCTGCTAAACAATGGTGGATCTGGCTATACGTCAGCACCAACGGTAGCTATCGGCGGGTCTAACGTCACGCCTGCTACTGCTACTGCCATTGTTCTGGGTAACACGGTCTCGCAGATCGTCATGACTAACCCAGGGTCTGGGTACACCAACGCAAGCGTGAGTCTTTCTGGTGGTGGTTTCACAACCGCTGCCAATGTAACGGCAGTTGTGAACACAGAACAGTTGGTTTCTACCGCTACGTTCTCGGGTAGAACCTGGGTGGCTGCTGGACGCACCATCTACTACTCTGCGGCAGACTCGTATAGTGATTTCACCAGCGTATCTGCTGGGTCATTCACGATCACAGACTCTACGCTGCATGGCAACATCCGTGCGCTGCTCTCAGCCAATAATTTCTTGTACATCTTTGGTGAGACAAGCATCAACGTCTTCTCTGATGTTCGCGTTGACACCAACGGTCAAACTTTATTCACAAATACCAACGTATCCGCAAGCGTAGGAACCAAGCGTATCTACGCTATTTTCCCGTTCTTTAGGGCTGTGCTGTTTATGAACGACTACGGGGTCTATTCCCTAGTCGGTTCTACCACCAGCAAGTTGTCAGATCCTCTTGACGGGATATTCCAACTCATAGACTTCGACAAGCCTATCAGCGGTGGTCAGGTCTTATTGAACAACATACTATGCGCGGCATTCTCCTTCACTTACAACGACCCGGTAATTGGAGCGAGAAAGGTCCAGGCCGTGTTCTTCGAGAAGAGGTGGTTTCTAACCTCCCAAGGAGCGTTGGACTACATCACTTCCGTCCCTACAGCGGGGGTCATTCGCCTCTATGGGACCGCAGGCTCAAGCCTCTTCCGTCTCTATGCTAATTCCACGGCCAATGTAGCAACAATGATCCAAACTGCCTTGATGCCTATGGGTGATCCCATACGGACCAAGCAGGCACTCAAGTTTGGTATCGAAGCACAGTTGCAGGCATCGTCTACGCTCTTCATTAGCGTGGACAACGAGCAGGGAACCGGGGCGACTGGTGCTTATACAATAGACAATACGGTCACTTGGCTGAATAATTACTACCAGCCGGTAATTTGGCAGAACAACAGTTTGCAGACTGTCGGGTGGGATTCTAGTTACGGGTACGCTCTGTACAAATCAGACGCCCAGCAGTACGGCAAGTACCTTGGTTTAACCATAAACAGTAACAGTGCTGGTTATACTGTGAATACTTTCGAGTTTGAACACGAATTGAGAGCGAGGTTCTAATGACCGTCCCATTTGCTTTTGCCAATCTAAGCGGGAACATTGCTCTCTCTAAGCTAGACAGCAACTTCAACACGCCGATCACCATCGGCAATACGTCTGTCCAGCTTGGCAACACAATCACTACGATCAACAACGTCACGCTCGCTAACGTCACCATAACAAGTGGCACGAGCAATGTTACAAACGTTAATGTGACAAGCATCAACGTGACTAACCTCACGGCCACGCTTGCGAATGTCACAACGCTCAATGCCACTAGCGCGTTTATTACTACCGGCAACATTGCAACTGCCAACGTAGGCAATCTTTCGCTTTTGAATGCCCTGACCGTGCCAAATGGTGGCACTGGGCGGGTCACCTTGCCAGTCAACAACGTATTACTGGGGAACGGTACTAGTCCTGTAGCATCTGTGGCCCCAGGTAATGTCGGTAACGTGCTTACTAGCACGGGGAGCGCGTGGGTCAGTACTGCTGCAACTGGTGGCGGATCTGGAAACGGAACAGTCAGTAACGTCAGCGTTGTTTCTGCTAACGGATTTTCTGGCACTGTAGCCAACTCGACTAGCAATGCGGCAATTACTCTGTCTACTACGTTTGATGGGATTGCTTGGTCTAACGCTACTGGCGTATTGTCAAACGTCGCAATAGGAACCGGTCTTTCGTTTTCAAATACCACAGGTGTCCTGACTGCTACCGGAGCTGTAGCAAACGCAGTCACCAGTGTTGGCAATACATATCCAATCTTATCTAGTGGTGGGACAACACCAACCATCAGTTTTGTTGCTCCCGGTACAGCAGGCAATGTTCTGACAAGCATCAGTGGGCAGTGGGTATCCAATGCAGCAGTTGGAGGCGGTGGAACCCCCGGCGGTGGTTTTACAACCGTCCAGTACAACAATGCTGGCGCATTCGGTGGCACTGCCAACCTGACGTTCAACGGCACAACGCTAAACGCAGCGTCTATCAACGTCTCTACTGGCAACCTGACGTTTACAACGACAGGCCAGAAGTTTGTTGGTGACTTTACCAACGCAACGGTCTCTAACCGCACCAACTTTGTAACTGGTACGGCCAATAGTTCAACTGGAATTTACGCACTTCCTAGTGGAACAGCCAATGCTGCGTCTTGGCAAGCAGCAAATAATTCAGATCCTACTAACGCAAGCAAAATTTTAATTTCTGCTAACGGTACAGTAGATGTTCAATTGGTTTCCGGTGTTAACGGCACTGGAACCTATCTTCCTTTGTCTATTGTAAATGGAGGAGCGGGAAGATTTGTAGTTGGAACAGCGGGTCAATTTGGTATTGGACCAATTGCTTCTGTCAATTACGGGACGGTTGGACAACCCTTTCTTTCTAGCGGTCCTTCTGCTGGACCTGTTTACGGAACACTTGGTGTTGGAGGTGGTGGAACTGGATTGACCACCATTCCTGCTGGCAATGTAGTAATTGGCAACGGCACTTCTGCTCTGTACGGACTTGCACCGGGAACCCCTGGCAATGTACTCACAAGTATTGGCGGTGTGTGGGTTAGTAATGCTGCTGTAACTGGAAGCGGAAGCCCAGGTGGTAACACTACAGAATTTCAGTACAACAACGGCGGTGCGTTTGCAGGCGCAGCTAACTTAACGACTGACGGTGCTAACACTACAATTAGATCTGCAAACACTTTTAGGTTTGCCAATCTTACGTCTACCCGCTATGTTGGATTTAAAGCTAACGCAATTATTGCCGCTAACGTAACGTGGACATTGCCTGTTGCAGACGGAACGTCTGGTCAAGTATTGAGCACTGATGGATCAGGAAATTTAAGTTGGGTGACCGCAGGAACTCCTGCAAATCCTCCCCCAACCGTTGAATACCTTGTTGTTGCTGGTGGCGGTGGTGGAGTACAAGGCTCTGCTGGTTCAGGCGGCGGTGGTGCTGGTGGATATAGAACGGCGTCAGGGTTTGCTGTTGCTTCTGGGGTTGCGTTAACAGTTACAGTCGGTGCAGGTGGACCTGCGGTTACAAATTTAACTGAAACATCAACGCTATCTCCGGGTAATGACTCGGTATTTTCCTCTATCACTTCAGTCGGAGGGGGCGGCGGTTCTGGTGGAAACGTAAATGGTGGTACTGGCGGTTCTGGCGGTGGTGCAAACGGAGGATATTTCAGTACCTCCCAGGGTGGTTTAGCGACTTCGGGTCAGGGCAATATTGGTGGTGCTGCTAATGCTGCTGCCGCACAGTATGCTGGCGGTGGCGGCGGCGGCGCTGGTGGCGTTGGTGGCGCTGGCGTTTCATCTAATCCTCCGGTTGGAGGGGCGGGTGGAACTGGTACTTCATCATCTATAACTGGTTCCGCAGTTGTTTATGCGGCTGGTGGTGGTGGTGGCGGCAATGGAACTGTTAGCTCAACCGGAGGGACCGGCGGGTCATCCAGCGTTGGTGGAAATGGCGGTAGCAATAGCGCAAACGCCACGGCTGGCGCCGCAAATACTGGTTCTGGCGGCGGCGGCGGCGGCAACTATGGCGCTCCCGGAACATTAGGCGGCAACGGTGCTGGCGGTGTTGTTGTTGTGCGTTATGCAGACACTTACGATGATGCGGTATTAACAACTGGATCTCCATCATTTAGCAATACCGGCGGGTATAAAATTTATAGATGGACCGGCAGCGGTTCGATTACATTCTAAGGAGCGGCAATGGCGCACTTTGCTAAATTAGACAAAGACAATGTCGTTACTGACGTAATTGTTGTCAACAACATTGAACTTCTTGCCGCAGACGGTTCAGAGTCAGAGTTATTGGGCGTTGCTTTTTTAACTCGTTGGTCCGGTGGTTATAGCAACTGGAAACAAACCAGCTACAACGGCAAGATCCGCAAAAATTACGCTGGCATTGGATACACTTATGACGCAACTCGTGATGCGTTTATTCCTCCGAAGCCGTTTGAGTCTTGGACATTGAACGAAGAAACCTGCTTGTGGGATGCTCCCGTTCCTATTCCAACTGATGGTCAGCGTTACAACTGGGACGAGGCCACTACGTCATGGGTGGTAAATGTCTGAAAATCTTGAGACCAAACTAGCCGTGCACGAAGCTATTTGTGCCGAGAGATACAAGCAAATCTCTGATACGTTGGCTTCTGGCGACAAGCGTATGACGAAGATTGAGTATCTTCTCTACGCAGTCATTGCAGCGGTGTTGTTTGGTCCAGGTGTTGCAGCAGAGTTCTTCAAAAAACTGTTTGGTCTGTAAAAACTATGAGAAAGGGAAGCCATAAACCAACTTATGCTTCTTGGCAATCCATGAAATCTAGATGCGGCAATCCGTTTTCTGGAAATTATGGAAGATACGGAGCAAAAGGAGTTGAATATGATCTTTCTTGGGAAAAATTTGATAAGTTTTTAGAAGATATGGGCGAACGTCCAAATGGAAAAACACTAGATAGAATCGACAGTAAAAAAGGATATAGCAAAGACAACTGCCGTTGGGCAACCCCTTCTGAACAACAGTCTAATAGAAAAAATTGTATGCATATAACATACAATGGAATTACAAAAACATCGGCAGAATGGTCAAAAAACCTTGGTCTTGCAAAAGGTGCTGTCTGGAATCGTATTAAAAACGGTTGGACTGTAGAAAAAGCGGTAACTACAAAAAAGGTAGGTACGGAACATTAATATGGATGACCTGTCATACGTTGAGTTTGGAGACAGAGACGGTCTAGGGACAATGCTGTTTGAGAACGGTGTGCAACACAAATTGTTCTACGAGCAGTTGGCTGACAGGGGCATACTTATACCGCAGTATCCTTTGATAGACGCAGACCCGGATAACCTAGATGACTGGTTGTTTGTTCACAACCAAGAGCATGAAAGACTGGCAAGTCAACTTAACTTAGACAATCCTTTCCAGTTGATCAACGCAGACTGGAATGTTGAAGATGACTTCTATGATTGGATAGGGGTACATCTGAGCATCCATGAACAAATTGTCAAGGTATTAAGACTGTAATGGACCCACAACTGGAACAAGCACAGGCCGCAACCCAGCAGTTCATGCAGCAGTATGGACTGGATGCCAGGACTATGGCGGCTGTTGGGCAGATGGCACAGGAAGCAATACAGGACCAGAGCCTGTACGCACTCCTGCGTGAACAGTTGTTGAGCGCACAGATCCTCACAGAGAAAGAGTTACCAGAGCAGGTCAACTACATGACCTTGGCCGCGCTTGCGACTATGGGCGCTCTGGCAGGAGGTCAGTAATGGCTTACGATGCAGACGGTAACTTCTACAACCCGTATCAGCCGGGGACGTTTGAGTACGACTACGAAGAAAGTCAGCGCGGACAGTTTGCACCTGATTTGACCCCAGAAGAAAAATTATCCAAGGCACAAAAAGATGCGGCAGATATAGCAGCAAGAGAGGCTTGGTATGCGACTCCAGAGTATCAAGCCCTTGTAGCAGCAGGTGCTAATGAGCCGGGATATGGCAATACAGGTCTTGATTTTTTTAGCTCAGTTGGAAATTTTTTCTCACGCGTAGCTCCTTATGTTCTTGCTGTAGCTACGCTTGCAGTTCCCGGTTTGGGAGAAATGATTGGTGCATCAATCCTTGAAGGACTTGGTGTTACGACCGCGACTGCTGCTGTAGAGGCCGGTGTTGGCGCTGCTGCTCTATCGGCTGGATCTACCGCCGCACAGGGTGGTAGCGTTGAAGACGTACTCAAGAATGCTGCTACGGCTGGGTTTGCGACTGGCATCAATATCGGCATGAGAGGAGGAGTGGCCGGTGCTGCTACCGGATCATTTGTCGGCTCGGCTATCCAAGGTGGGAGCGTCGATCAAGTTCTGACAAACGCTCTCGCAGCAGGCGCAGGCGCTGGTGTACAGGGTGTTCTAGGTCCAGCAGCAGGCACAATCGTCCGTGATCTCATCAAGACCGGAGAGGTTTCGGATCGGACACTTATTAACGCAGCGGCTGCTGAGATTGGCTCATTTAACAAGCCTGGAGAGAGAAAAGCACCTATTGTTGAAGGACGGCCTATTGCTCCTGCACCAGCAGAAGAGTCTCCTCCAACCAGTATTTCTCTAAACCTCACAGGTCAAGAGCCTGCGACTGCGACTGCCGCTACGCTTCCCCCTGTTACGGTTACTGCACCCATTATTTCACCTACGGTGACTGACGTAGATGTGATGAAGCAAGTTGCCGCTGAACAGCCTGCAACAGCATTGCCACCCGTAACTGTCACTGCCAAGCCAGAAGAGCAAGTTGCTCCCACTGTTACTGATGTTCCTGAAATACGTCCAGATACAACGGCTGGATTACCAACGCCACCTACTGAACTCGCTCCCGTTACAGTAACCGCAAAGCGAGAAGAAGAACCCGCTCCTGTCGTTACTGACATTCCAGAAGTTCGTCCAGACACTACCCGTGGTTTGCCTGCACCAATTCCTCAACTTGAACCCGTTACGGTCACAGCAAAACGTGAAGAGGAAGTCGCCCCCACTGTCACTGAGCTACCACCTGTCACAGTAACGGGTCAGCAAGAACCAGCACGCGAATTAGAGCCAGTGACAGTTACTGCGAGGCGTGAATATGAATTAGAGCCGGTAACCATTACCGCTAGGAGAGAAGAAGAAGTTGCTCCAACGGCAACCGAATTGGAACCAGTAACAATTAGGGCAAAACGTGACGAGGAAATAGCACCGACAGTTACAGATATACCTCCTGCTGTTACAGAATTAGAACCTGTTACGGTGACTGCAAAGCGTGAGGAAGAAGTTGCTCCAACAATCACAGACATTGTTGC